AGATTCTTGTTTAAGTCAACCAAATCTACTTCTTTTTTTCTGCAATATTCTTCAAGGTACATTTGAAACTCTTGAGCATGTGACTCGTTAATATCTTCAATGAACTCAAGCTCGCTATGCTTAAACCTAAGTTCATTCAAAGTTCTTTTCCATTTTAGCAGATTGGAAGCTCGCACGACATTTACCCCGTGCTGTAATTAGCTTAACCAAGTAGTTTAAATGTCTTTCCTACAGCATAAGTTGAGAAACCCCACTGCTCGTCATACTTTAACTTAGCCATATAAGGTCTGTTGGTGAAAATCTTATCTTTTTCAGGCTTGATGCCCCAACACCTAATCTTCTCAGTCTCGTTGTTGGAATCAATCACCTCAACAATCCAATAGTTCTTGCCGTTCTTAGTTTTCTTGGGAACAATCTTGCGTGGGATGAACCAACACACACACAGGTCCTGATCAAATTCAGAGATTGGCGGGATGTATTTTTCACGTAGACGATTGATCGTCTCACTGCTGATGACCAAGTTCATAGGGAAAACTCCTGTTAGCTCTGTCTTGAAGTGGATAATCTCTTCCTCTGTGAAATCACCCTCTTTTCCATAAGCTTCAATGTTTTCAACAAACTTCTTCTTGTTCTTCGGCCTGTCAACAACTGCAGCGGACCAGAAGTGCTTACGGCCTGTGAATCTGTCATCAACAAGATTATCCATCGCCCCTGCACGGCACAGGGCATCCAGTGCCTTCTTGTTCAGCTTTGAGTATGTTATTTCCTCACGGAACAGCAGGTCTTCTATATTGTTAAACGGACGATGGTCAAGAATCTGTTCAAGCGCAGAATCTCCAAAGCCCTTGATTGATGTTAGAGGCTGAATAAGTGTGGAATTATCTTCAGCGATCTCCCACACGCGCCCAGACTTATTGACATCAACGGGCGCAATTGAATACCCTAAAGACTTAGCAATATTGATCGCCTTCTCCTTACGAGTCTCTGGCTCTTTGTCCAGAAATGCGGCGATCCACTCTGCTTCATAGTAGTTCAAAAGCCAAGCACACTGATAAGAGATCACGCTGTAAGATACAGCATGTGACTTGTTGAAGCCATAGCCCGAGAAGTATTCGAACTTATCCCAGAGAGCTTGAGCCTCGTCGCGATTAATATTATTTGCCACACAGCCAGTGATGAACTTATCATGCAGCCTGCCCTTAACACTGTTCTTGCCGGTGCCCTTCTTAGTCAGCACCTTGCGAAGCATATTGCCCTCGTCCAGTGTGAGGCCACCTAACTTGTGAGCCAACAAAGCGATTTGCTCTTGGAAGATAAGGAACCCAAAAGTCTCTTCAGTAATTTCTCGGGCATCCTCGGACAAGTAACTAATACGATGTGGGTGATTCTTAGCATCCACATAATCAGTATCCACACCGGCCGACAGAGGTCCGGGTCGGAAGATAGAAGTGATTGCTGAAACATCAATAATGTTACGTGGCTTTACTCTCGTGCAGAATCCCTGAGCGCCTGACTCTGTAAACTGGAAGACTCCTGCCCACTTGCCAGCATGGAAGACATTTTCGTATACGTTCTGATCATTCAAGTCAATGACATCTGGGTGAAGATGTGTGTCGTAGTACTCCTTAACTTGTGCAAATGTTGGGTCTTCAATGTCGTGATAGCGACGAAGGATATGTTGGATACAGACCTCCATCATCTTAAGAGTGGCAAGACCTAAGAGATCAAACTTAATAAAGCCCATGGGCTCAAGATGACGAACGTTCTGACCTTCAGACCATGGTGTTTGGCGCACACCACCTGAATTAATCAGTGGCATACTCTTGTCTAGGTCTTCGGCAATCACAACACCGCCGGCATGTCGGGAACATGAGCGTACCTGCCCAACCAAGCCCTCAACGTGTGTCTTAACTTGCGGATACTTGTTAAGGTAGGTTGTTAAGGTTGGGGAAAACTCCATAACCTCCTCCCATGTTGGCACGTAAACACCGGCTTTGATGCCATGCTTGCGCTTTGCCTCTGGTGTAGCTTCGCGGATCATGATAGATGTAACCGTGTTCGCCTCTGTGAAGGGGATATTGTACAGCTTTGAGATGTCCTTGATCAGTGACTTAAGCTGCAAAGTGTTCCAGTTAGAAATCGGAGCGACCATGTTCTCACCCCACATCTCCACGAGCCTCTCCTTGAGAATCATAGGATCCGACACATCGTAATCAATATCTGGATAGTCCGTTGCATCAGAGCGCAAGAAACGAGAGAATAGTAAACCATGCTTGATCGGATCAATCTGTGTGATCCCCAGTGCATAGGCTACCAGCGAGCCGGCAGCAGAGCCGCGACCGGGGCCGGCCAGCATCATGTCGTCTGTTACATCAACAATTGCTTTCATTGTCAAGAAGTACTTTGAGAAGCCACGGTCATCGATGACATTAAGCTCACGACGCAGGCGGTCAGTGTACTCTTTGTTAGTGTGCAAGCCGCGGTCCTTTAGGCCCTCCAGCGAAAAGTTTACCAATGCTTGAGTAGCTGTAAATCCAGCAGGAACAACGAACTCAGGCAGACGAACCGTGTTGTCTGGCAGAAATGATTCAATACGATCAAATGCAATCCTGTGTGTTTCTTCAATGCTATCTAGCACGGTCTGGTCATCATATTCAAACCCTTGTTCAGCAGAGTATTGTTTGTAACTTTGCCACATCTGATCACCATTCTTGGGGTACAACTCATAACCAATCTCTTCAACACCGTCAGGCAGCTCAGACTCTTCATCAGCCCATGATGGGCGGCCCTTACCAAGCCAACCAAGTCGCTTGTACAGCTCACGGTCTTTCCAAGCCGTAGGTGATGGGTAGTGACTGTCAGCCGTTGAGATGAGCTTTACGCCCTGCTCCTTGGCCACCTGTATTACATATTGATTAAGTTCATGTTGCTCTTTGATGTTGTTCCATTGAATCTCGGCATACCAGCGATCACCGAAAATGTCGACCATACGTCTAGTGGACTCACGCATAGCATCGAGCACTGCCTCATCACCTTCTTCTCTGTTCTCCCAATAGTTTCCAGCGTACACCCCGCCAAGACAGGCAGAAGCAGCAATAATGCCCTCATTGTACTTCTCAAGTAACGCATAGTCAATACGTGGATAGCGATAGAAATTCTCCGGCTGGTATGATTCGGATACCAACTTAAATAGATTGTTCAGCCCTGTTTGGTTCTGGACAAGCAGGACGAGATGTCGACGGCGACGAAGAATATCTTGCGTCTTCTTGCTGTTCCCTTCGTCCTCAACAGTAGCCCCCGACTGTGCATCTTTCTTGATAGCTTTCGCGCGCTTCTTGTCTGCCATGGCCTGATCGTAAGCCTCTCGCCACTCTGCAATAGATGGGGTGAAATAAGCCTCACAACCAAAGATAGGCTTGAACTCCTTACCTTCAGCTTGCATCTTCTTCGCATGCAACACCTGATACGCTAGGCCGTTCATGTTACCGTGGTCCGTTAATGCCAGCGCTTCACACCCGTTTTCATATGCAAAGTTCATATGATCCTGCGGAAATCCGATGGCATCAAATATGGAACCGGCTACACTGTGAGCATGTAGGCCCACAAACTTAATCTTTGATTGTTTATTCATTAAAGTCTCCCTCTTGACTATTACATAGTATACTGTGTTTGTGGGGGCTTGTCAAGCTGTCAGATGGCTTTTGTATAAAGTTTTCGCTGGACAGATATTGCCTGTAACCGTCCCAGCTTCCTGCGTCCCAAAACCACTCAAGATCATGGTGGGCACTATCTTTTTCATTAACTTGGGAAAACACCGTTTTTATTTCAAACTTTCTCGCACTCCATCTCTCTTCAAGTGGTAATTTTTTGGATGGATATTTTTCGTCTTCCTCTGTGTTATAAAAGGTCTTAGTTGTTTCAGCATTGACGTGGCGTCGGCATACTTTAAAATCCTCACCAAACATGGTGAATGGCAGAAATTTATTGTCCTTGACTGTCTCACCTTGATGAGACAAGAAAAAGTTATTTTTATGATGTGAAATTTTGGAACGTTGAGCGCGGAGATCGTAAATGTTAAACATTGAGTGAGGAAAAGAAATATAGTATTTCTCAGGCACTATCCATTTAGATAATCTACTGGCAACATACCATGCTGAATGCATCCCGAAAAGTGCAGACCAGCCATATGAGTCGCGGCGTTCGCGATCTTTGGGATGAATTGGTACGTAATAAATTGGAATTTCTTTACGCTTATCCTTATAGTATCTTTCTTTTCTGTAATAATAAACTGGATCGTAAGTCCAGTCTCCAATAGTCTTTCTTATTATGGGCGCTAAATCATCGTTAGCCACAATCCATATTGTTTGGCAGCCGGCCATGGCACATTCAAAAACTGACTTCTGTATCATGGTGAAACCTTGATCTACTGGCAGCATGCACCACGGGTAGCTTAGACCAAAGGTGTCATCAAAATTAGCCAGCGGAATAATGCCCGCCATGTGTATGTGCTTACTCATAAGTATCTCAAATATTTTTGATATGAGAGACTTCCCCTTTTAAGTTGTAAAAGTTGACGTTCTGTAACCTCACAACTATCAATCCCTTTCTGTCTATGCATCGTTGATGTCTTGAAATTATAATGCTTTGGTTTGCCATTAGGGCCATAGCTGCTAAGCAAGCCTTTCATGCCTCGGTTCTCCATCTCTTTGACAACCTTAAATCTAGCCATTGTTTGTGAGTAATCAAACTCGTTTATAAGCTCTTTATCAATGTAAGAAACAGCGCAGGCATCCTTGACCTTAGTTTTGCCACAAATCCTGTCGGATGGGTAAAACCAAATATCATCGACGAAATCGTCACCAGTCTTTATAAAATCTATGTCGTGTTTTCCTCCACTATTGAAAGCAATCCAGTCATAGAATATTACTTTGTTGCGTTTATCGTTTACAGTAAAATCATGAATTCTATTATAGCTAACTTCCGCTATCTTTGAGTACTCATTAAAGCAAGTAATTTTCTGACTGTCTCTTCGGATATTTGTACAAAGGTTAGCCGTTGGAGCATAGCCATGGATAGACATTAAGAACAACAGTCTTTCCCAAAGCAATTCCTTTGGCAGCCCAATCCTCATATCTCCATCAAAAGTAGCTAAACTTTTCAATGAATTATTCGCCAACTTTAAGAAAGAAAAATCAAGCTCAGGCTCTAAGTAGTCAAATCTAAACGGCCTCTGTTCCTCTGAAAAAAATAGAGGATACCTATTGCTAAATGCAAAAATAACTGCATCAAGAGAGCTACCAAGAACTATATCGCTGTATTCATACCTCAATGTTGCCTTCTATAATTTGTAAAGTTTGGTATAGTATACAGTATCTTACCTAACTTGTCAATTAGTTTTTGCGCAGCCCATAAGAGTTAAACCCGCCAAGCCACCAATTAGGATGCATGATGTGACCCCTACTATTATAATGGCTCCAACCCAAAGCATGCCCGATCTCGTGCTCTAAAAGCCTTTCTTTGTTTACTGTTTTTGGTAGAACAAATATTTTAGCTTTTAGAATTTCGCCTGTCAGTCGGCTAGAATAAACTCTAGTTGCTGCCATCTTATCCCCAATCACACCTTGTGACGGTAATACAATTGCAATCTCTTGATCCTTCGGATACATACAGTAAGACAATCTGTC